ATCGTCCTAGATCCGTTTGACGTCCAAGTATTTCCTCTTGTAGGCCGCCAGACCGTGGATATAGCTCAGCTATGCCCGACGGGAGATAAGCTCAGCACAGGGCGATATGTGGCGTCTGGATGGCCTGTGGCTGGAGACGCCGAGCTTAGTCCCCTTCAGCATACTGTCAGGTGGTTCTATACCTACACGGCTACGGACCTGGAGCACTCGGTAGACACGCTTGTAGACGTCGTAGACCTATCCTCGGCAAAGTCACAAGACCTACAACGCCTAGAAGACTTCAAAGCCCGGTTCCCTCTACTGTCGGGCAAAGGTGACGAACTGATAGCACTTGCCTTAGCAGAAGCTTCAAACAGTGTGAATACGTTGTGTTTTGGTACACGTGCCGAGGAAGCGATTAGGTATCTAGCCGCTCACCTGCTTGAGATCACCACGAATTCAGGCCTGGCTACGGGGTTGGCGTCGGTTACTGCAGGAAACGCAAGCATCAGTTTCGGTTCTTCATCTAGCGAAAAAGATGGTCTGGACAAGACGCTATACGGTCGGCAATACAAACGCCTTATGTTTCTGTCCGGTCCCGGGGCACGAGTGATCTGCTAATGGCTGCGTCAAAGGTCATAGTAAAGGATAGAGGCTGGAATAGGTTCGTACGTAGAATCAAAAGGCATAAATCCACTAATTGGGAAATTGGTATATTCGCAGACGAGCTGTACCCCGACGGCACTTATATAGCTAGTATAGGGTCTATACAGGAATTCGGCACTTCTCGTATTCCACAGCGTAGCTTCATGCGATCTACCGTCGAAGAGTTTAGAGCCGAAATCAACAGGAGAATAGCGAAGAATACGGGTCTGTTCGTAGACAAGGGATTCGAACCTCTAGAGGAAGCCGCCGAGTTTCTTAGAGAAAAAATCGAGCAGCGTATAGATACATTCTCCGACCCGGGCAATGCAGAGCTGACGATTGATAGAAAGGGAAAGGACGATCCACTGGTTGACACAGGACACTTACGTCAGTCCATTAAAACCAGGGAGAAAAAGAAGTAATGGCTAACCCTTTCATCAATATGTTCGACCATATCAAGGTACTTGGTGACGTCGGCCTTCTCACTGTCAACACGCAACAGCCCGGTTTCTATGATTTGAACACAGGGCTTTGGATTGAGGGATCTACGAGCCAAACCTCTATTGAAGCCGTGGTGCAACCTGCTGGGCCTGAGGACTTAGCACAGCTTCCACAAAACGAGCGTACAAACGAGATGCTCATAGTGTTCACACGAAATCCTCTAAACTTGTCAAGCATCACGGAATCAGGTACATCAGACACCGTCACTTGGAAGGGTATCGAATACAAAATTGTGGCGGTAGAGAATTGGGATACTCAGGCGCAGTACTCCAAACACACGGCGGTTAGGCTTGGCGTTTAGTGTCACAATGCCCTCCGACTGGGTAGAGATGAAGCAGGGCGTATTCGATTTCGTACGAGGCAATGTAGATTTGTCCGTTCCCGTGATCTGGGGCAAACAGAATGTGCCCTCGCCGACCTTTCCTTTTGTGTCTCTCAACATCCTGACCCCACCCATACCTGAGGGCCTGGCCGAGTCAATCGCTTTGGATGGTTTCGCCGTAATCGTATCCACGGTGACTCCCTCGACCTTATACTCCATCTTAGTAGACGCCACCACCATCTCCTATACCTCATCGGCCACACCCACAGCCCAGGAGATTAGAGACGGTTTGCTGGCCGATATAGTGTTACAGCTCCCTAATACCATCGCCACGGCTGTGGGTCTCGACGCTATCCATCTCCCTTTTGCCGTACTCGATGTCTCAGCTGAGCCAAAGGTATCGTGTAAAATGATACTTCTGACTGAAGCCGATGCCGTGGCCACTTTTTCTGTGGATGCATTCGGCGGATCTCCAGAGGAAACCACACCACCCGTAGAAACCCTACCTATCATATCGGGGCTTTTAGCTGGTCTTCAAAAACAAAATACCGTAGAATCCCTATGTAGGTCAGGTTGGGGATTAATATCCATCGAAGGAGTACGGAAACCTGATCTGGTTGATGGAGGTAGATGGGAAGACAGAACAGGCTTTGATGTCCGGCTGAAGTGTCGCATCTCTCAAACCTCGTTCTTAGATTCCATTGAAACCGTAGACATCGGGGTAGGAATTCAGGGAACTCTAACCCCATAGGAGCAAATACATGTCTTTAGACAACTTAGCTAATTTACAAATCTCGATCGACTCTGCCCGTCTTACCGTACCCGGATTCGATACACCAATGATCCTGTGTCCTGCAACAGAGGCGCCAGTCGGTTTTACAAACAGAATCGAGTTTTTCTCAAGCGACGATGAACTTCTAGACTTCGGATTTTTGAGCACCGATCAAACACGTATCGAAGCTCGGGCAATATTTCAGCAGAACCCTCGCGTGTCACGTGTTGCAGTTGGCCGAAGGCTTACCGCCGTCCAGCAAGTGGTGAACTTAGCCCTAGGCGGCGCAGCACCTGATGGAACTTACGAGGTTACGATCAACGGTACGACTTTCTCTACTGCTGCCGTTGCCCAAACACCGGCTCAGATTGTCACGACTCTGGTGGGCTTAATCAACGGTGGTTCGGAACCTGTTACGGCCGTAGATAACACAGGCAATATGGACCTGACCGCAGACGTGGCTGGGATTCCTTTCACGTCATCCACGAACGCCCCTGTGCCGACGGACTGGACAAAGACTACCCCCACCCCCAACCAAGGTATTCCGGAGGACTTGAACGCCATCGACGACGAGAACCCGGATTGGTATCTGTTGCTGCTGACCTCTCGATCCGATGTAGAGATTGAAACTGCGGCTGCGGCTATTGAAACACGACGAAAACTGCTTCTGGCTCAAACGTCTGATGCTGATGTTTTGACGGCGGTGACTACTGATGTGGCTAGCCGACTACAAGCGCTGAATTATCTTCGTACTGCAGTCTGTTTCTACGGTACGGATGCCACCCCCTACGCCTCGTCCTTGGCAGGTCGTATGCTTCCAGAGGTCCCAGGATCCGCTACATGGCACCTTAAGACGGTTGTTGGTGTTGCGGCAGAGACATTTACCACGACCCAGGAAGTCAATCTGAAGAGCAAGAACGTGAATTTCTACACGAATATTGCCGGCAGGAGTGTGAATCAGTTTGGAACAGTGGCCAGCGGCGAGTTCCTAGATGTTGTTCGAGGGATTGATAAACTGTACGTGGACATCCAGACGAATGTGTTTCTGATCAAAGCTCGTGCCAAGAAAGTCCCTTACACGCAGGCCGGTATCGCTCAAATTTCGGCGGGTGTTAGACAGGGACTGGAGACTTCGACATCTACTGGGCTCATCGCCAGGACTAGAACACTCTCCGATGGAACTATCGAAACACCGGCATATACTGTTACTGACCCCCTAGTTCAGAATATCGCGGATGTGGATAAAGCTGCTCGTACTATCCCGGCAAGCAACCCGATTTCTTTCGAAGCAACTCTGGCCGGAGCTATCCACGTAACAAACATCAGGGGAACCGTTTCGGTCTAGGAGTTTTTGAATGGCAGTTTATAGTCCTTTAAATGTTCATATGATCTACGGAGGAGCTCAGATTTCTGGGTTCGCCGAAGGATCGTATATTAATGTAGAGTTTAACGAAGAGCGTGCTGTGCTGCTTGTAGGTGCCGATGGTGAGTCTACTCGTTCGATCGTAGCCAACAAGTCTGCCCGTATCACGGTTCGTTTGCTGCCCACTAGCACATCCAACGCGGTGTTCCAGGCGGCCTTGACTGCAGATGAGCTGGGTGCCGGGGCGTTGCCTCTGGTCCTGACAAATTCTGATACCGGTCAAATCTATACCGCTGAAGGTGCTTGGGTTGTTCAACCTCCCGGGTATGACTTTCAGGTAGAAGCACAAGCCGTGGAGTGGGTCCTAGAGACTGATGAACTGATCGGCGGCATACTCGGTAGCTAACAATATCATAGCCAAAGGAGGGTTTTATGGCTATTAGAATGATTGAGATGGAGGTCGATGGCCACAAATGGACGTGCAATACTTTACCAGCTTCGAAAGGTTGGTCCGCGAGTATGCAGTTCCTGGATATTGTGGCTCAGCCTCTTGTTCAAATGGTAGCTCAGCAAGGAGAGTCGGTTCAGTCCGAAGCCTTCTCAACCGCGCTAGGTATCTTCACATCCAAGCTATCCGATCCCAGGTCCTTGGACTTGGTGAAAGGTCTTACAAGCGATCTACGGAAAGACGGGAAGCCGGTGAACTTCGACATGGAGTTTGCAGCAAATTATGGTCTTCTACTACGCATCTTCGTTCGACTGGCCAAGGAAAACTTTCAGAGTTTTTTAGACGAGAATGGTACCAGTGCCGGGCAAGAACTGGTGGGGATGGTGTCGGCATAAAACCCGTCAATCTCGATTGGTTTCTATGGCGCCCTATTCTAGCTGACAAAGCAACCCTTCGAGATATTCAGACGTGGTATGACATCAACGATGTGGCGGATTTTCACGAGCTTTTAGACTTAGAGCACGATCTCAATGATGCGGAGGCCAGGAAACGTAAATGATTGTTCGTGAACTCATAACCCTGCTTGGCTTCGAAGTCGACAATAAAGGCTCCATAAAAGCCGGCAAAACACTCAAGGACCTGACTAAAAAGGCCCGTTTAGCCACCGCTGCAGTTGGAGCTATAAGCACGGCTCTTGCGGTCAAAGCCCTTCATGATTTCGTAGTAGAGGGTGACCGAGCAGCCAAGACCGCTAAGCAAATCGGGGTTAGTGCCGAAGAATTTCAAGAGCTAGAATTTGCTGCTAAGCGCTCAGGAGTGGCACTGGAGCCTTTTCTAGTCGGTATTAGGACACTCCAGAAAAACGCCGTCGAGTCCACACTAAGAGTAAACGAGTTCACCAAAACGTTTCGTAGACTTGGTGTAAACGTAAAGGACTCCTCGGGGAAAATCAAACCCACCGTACGGCTATTTACGGATGTCGGTGAAAGTCTTTCTAAAATACAGAACGCAAGTGTTCGAGCACAAGCCGCTCAAAAACTTCTAGGAGAGGGTGGTGCCAAACTATTGCCCCTATTCCTCGAGGGTGCTGAAGGTATAGACGCATTACGGAGACGGGCACGAGCGCTTGGCTTCATCATCAACAACGAGACTGCCGGACGTCTAGAACACCTACAGGATAACTTCACAGACCTGAGTCTCGTAGCCACAGGCGTCTCTAGGAAGTTTGCAGCATCCCTAACTCCAGCTCTTACGAGAATCACAGACCAGCTATTGGAGTCTGCCACAAACAGTGAGCTCTTCAAGGACGGATTTAAAGGTATAGAGAATCTTGCTAACAAGGCTGCCAAAGGTATAACTAAGTTCGTCAAAGAATTCGAAAAATCTGGTTTTGGCTCAGACGACATGATGCAGATAGCAAAAGTGGCGTTACCTGCTTTAGGTGTCGGATTTCTTGCTCTTGCTCTACCGATATTTGGGGTAGCGTTAGCGGCTACTCTCGCAGCTGCGGCTATAGGTTTAATCATTGAGGACATTTTGCATGACGGTCCAGAGGGAACATCCGTCCTTGATCAAATCGTAGAGGCTTTTGATGAGCTTGCAGCCAATAAAGACAGTAATGTAATCATATTTTTCGGAACCCTTTTTTCTAGCCTTAGGGATATATCCAATCTAGCTAAAGTGATTATAGAAGACTTCAAAACACTGGGTTTCATCGGCGGATCTAAACTGCAACTCAATACGGCCTTAGGTGGAGGTAAGATAGCGGACTTCTTGGTTCCTGTAGATCGAACGCCAAGATCCGTAGCTTCGTTCCCCCCAACAAGGCCCCCAAAACCCGCATTTGTACCGGTGGGTTCAAGACGGGCTAGTGGGGCAGGTGGTGTACAAGGCTCTACCAACCTCACCATCAACAACACGGTAAATGCTCAAACAAACTCTTCAGCCACAGAGATAGTGGATAAACTAAAAAAGAAGACGACTGAGGCGACACAAGATTTTATGAGGCAGATTAGCCGCGAGTTCAAGCCCGTAGGAGTCCGATAATGGCCCTAAGCAGCATACTAGTACCCAAGAAAAAAGCCAGGATAGGTGAGCTTGAGGTAGACGTAGTCGTAACCGAAACACACAACCAGTTATCGGAGGTTACAGATAGTGCGGTTGAGAACGGTTCTACAGTCAGTGACCATGTCAACATCCAGCCAGCCACACTGAGCATGGAAGGAGTCATATCTAATCGACCCACCAGCCTTCGAGAGTTTGCTCAGAAGCAGTTGTCTGGCAAGGATGCACAACAGGGCTATGATGATCTGAGACGTCTAGCCGAGCTTGGATCTCTTGTAACCGTGGTCACCAACATCCGTGTGTATGATAACATGGTCATGACCTCATTCTCGGTGGACAGAGACAAGAGCACGAAAGAGGTTATACGGTTTAGGTCCGAATTCAAACAGATCAATTTCGCACAGAACGCCTCGATACCTGGACCCACCACACAGGTCAACACGGCTCAGGCCACCAAGAATCTGGGCTCTAAGACCAAGAAGATAGCAACCGCCAAACAAACCGCCAGAGCTACTAAGACCGCCGTAACTAGTGGTAAATCCATCAAAAAGATTATCGTAGCCGGCGGGAACGTTATTTTCTAATATGACCACCTACGTACTAGATACAAACTCCGATTCGGCTGCATACGTCGAAAAACTGCAGTTAGAGGGGAACATATACGAGTTCCGAATCCGTTTCAACACGCGTGCCAATAGTTGGATGGTGGATATATTTGATCTAGGTGGCAAACCCGTGGTGTCTGGACGAAAGGCTGTGTTGAATAGCAATCAACTAGCCCCGTTCCAGCACAAAACGAATGTGCCTCCGGGTTCTCTGACCTTCTTCGATACTACTTCTAGACAGGAGCCAGCCACTAGAACAGATCTGGGAACGCGTGTTCTGTACCTATATACCGACTCCGCGGATATAGAAGCGTTATCAGACGAAGATATCCAGGAGATACTCGGTGGCTAACCTTTTCAGAAGAGAGGCAGCCGTATCCTTCAATCAGGGAAAGCCTATTGTAAACGATCGGTTTGTTTTTGGTAATCGTATACCAGGATTACGCATATCCTTCGACGTAACTCTGGATATAAACCGAGAGAAAAACCGGGCCCAGTGCACCATCTTCAATCTGAGTGAGACTACCCGTGGTGAACTCGACAAACTCAAGCCCCAAATAGAAATAGAGGCCGGATACCCCGAAACACTTGGTGTCATATTCAACGGAGAAGTCACCAGCATTTCATTCACAAAAGCACCCACCGGTTACGAAACACGTATAGAGGGCAAGGAAGGCATAGATACACGGACCAAGCTCATAAAGAAGTCTTTCGCCGCGGGTACGTCCTTCGGAGAAATTATAGCTGTATTGGCCGAGGCTTTGGGTATAGACGCAAGGAGGGCTGCGGCAAGCGCTAGGTCCGGAGTATTGACAACTACAGACCCAGTATCCAACAACGGCGTCACTCTGTCTGGGCAGGTATCGAAGTATCTAGACGATTACGCCAAGACCTACAAATTCAATTGGAGTATTCAACAGGGGGAGCTTCTGATACTAGCCGAAGATGGAACCCTGCCCGGAGAGACCATCCTCTTGACCCCAGACTCGGGACTTATCCTGGCACCACAGCAAATCAAGGACGAAAAGTTCAAGGATAAGTTTATCATAAAAGCTAGTTCCCTACTTCAACCCACCATCACACCTGGTCGACGAGTACGGATACTGAGTGATCGGCTATCAGGTACGTTCAAAGTTCGGAAAGTCAGACATGCCGGGGATACGCATGGTAGTGACTGGCTGTCTGAATTTGAGGGACACGAAATATGACACGTCCCGAGAACTATACACCGGAGTTGTCGGAGATCATTGAGCAGGCCATCGAGAGCCGACTCTTTGATATGCACACAGGACTTCCGGCCAAGGTTAACTCCTTCAATGCCTCCAAACAAACATGCTCAGTCGTGCCCCTACTCAAGCGCGTGTTCCTGGATGAGAACAACGAGGAGCTTGTTCAGGAGATGCCTACCATCGAGAACGTACCTATCGTCTATCCGGCTGGGGGTGGCTGGGCTATCACTTGGCCTCTGCAGAAAGACGATATCGTATATCTCACATTCGCCGAG